TCCATTATCCGCAAATGGCGTTACTAATGAAGTTGCGTGTATTCTGCTATCTGTAATTGTTACGCTAGTAGCACCTGCCAATGCTTGTACCGCTTGCGTTCTATGGAAACTTCCTTCGCTTCCACTTCCTGCTATCTGTAATAGCAAGTCATGTGTTGCGTCATATTTGTTTACGCTCATTTCTCGCTCTCCTTATTTATCCTTTTTAAAACTTAAACAAATTTGCTTCGTTCAACTTGCGTTAGTTTTTTATACATAGGCTATTGCTTCGCAAATGTCAGCATAAGCAACTTCGTAGGGATATGCCACAGAACTGTCAAGTGTTAATTCTGAAACATTATGATGTCCTCGTATGAGAATTATGCTACATGGCTTCAATGCGTATATACGCTGTGCGCCACCACGAAGATATTCTCCCGACAAAGGGGTATAATACACATATATCTGTTGACCAACGTATTGGTCATTTACATTATCGTATAATGTCGCATAATATCCACTAACCGCACAAGTTTCTTTTAGGGTTATACCCCCCCCGATTTACTAGGTAAAATCATAGTTTTCTCCTTTAATTTTCTTTCTTTTTAAATCTCAATCATGCGGGTTCTGCATAAACATAAATATTTAGTGATGTTCTATTTTGATACCCACCCGAAGGTCCGTAAGTCAATACTCCTGTCGAAGCATTGTATGATGCTGAATAAGTTGCAAACCAACCAGATGTCGTAACATTCAAAGCAGTCGGCTGAAATATGAAATCTGATATTGATAATGCAGAAGCATCTTTTACATAAGGCACTATATTCATAGTAGTATTTGTTCTTACGTCAAAACCCCCTAATAGTATCAACTCTTTTGAATTTCCACCGCCACTTTTACTAGGTTGTATCATATCTCTACCCCCTTATAAATTCGTTACTCGCAGATAGAAAGTAGTGTCCTCTGCCAATGCCGAAAACTCTACGGTTGCGGTGTGGCTACTTACACCTGTTACTTTTGCCACGGGGTCTGTTCCACTTGTATTTTCGTAAAATACTTCCAATACACTTGAACTAGAAATAGCATTATTTGTTATAGAGCAAGTAGTTGCGCCTTGTAATGCTGTTACTCCGCTAGTCCATACTTCATTAGGTATTTTATAAACATTTATCTGTTCAAGTGTATTTGCTAATGGTGTACTAGTTGTCGATGTAGTTATTAATAAATCATCTACCAAGGATAATATTTCAAAACAAACATTATCCGAGAAATTCAACTCCAATGTTAAATTATTTATGGCATAAGTTATCGAAATATCTTCTTGTAAAGAATTACATAGGAATTTGCACAACACCAACCATTTGTTACCTGCTGTTTGTGCTATTATTTCTCCGCGTGTTGTCTTTATGACAATAAATTGTCCCGAACCCGTAGAAGTTTGAATGGTAATATGTTTATTCCAACCATAACAATATTTATTGTATTTACCATTTACTAAAGTCTGCGTTTTCTGTGATGAATAAACCTTATTTACCGCAGGGGTTGTATCATCTATCTTTGCTTGAACATCGTAATCATCGGTTAGATTTACGATTTGATATTCTGCTTTTTGTGCGCTTGTTAAAGCGTTCCATTCGGCTGTGGTGCCTGTAAATGTAGGCACTCCTCCATCTATATCGTATGTTGTACCACTAGGCAATTGTATATGTTTTATTTTTGACATATCGTTGTCCTCATAAAATGGAATTAGCAGTAGATATATTTCAACCTACCGCCATTCCACCTATTAAGTTGTATTAGCTTACAGTTATCGTTGCTGCTGTACCTGCGAATGCTGTACCAGATGCGGTAGCTGTTACATTTGTAAGGTCTACTGCTGATGCCTGGTTTGTTACTGTTACAGAAGTAAGGTCTACTGCTGATGCTGCGTTCGTTACCGTTACAGAAGTAAGGTCTACTGCTGATGCCTGTGCTGTTGCTGCTGTTACATCATTTACCGAAATATCTGTTCCTAATGTAGGAGCTGCACCAGCTGTTATAACAAGGGTATCATTTGCATCTACTGTATAAGTAGGCATAGAACCAACTGATGTTACATTGGGGATTGATACTGGTGAAGAAGTAAGTGAAATTGTCTGTGCTGCTGCCTGTGCTGTTCCACCAACAGTTGCTGTCTGTGCAGCTGCGCTAGCAGTACCACCAACAGATGCAACCTGAGCTGCTGCGGTAGAAGTTCCACCTATTGCTACAGTAGGATCTGTCATTGTACCAGCGGGGGTATAAGAACCTGAAGCTGAATTCTGGAATGCTAATGTTCCAAGACCTGATAAATCACCGAACTCTGCCCATGCTGTACCATTGAATATGAACTCTTTTGAGCCATAGTTTACGATGTTACCTGTTACTGCTGTTACAGGATCTGTTTCACCAATTATGTTAATAGGGTTGGTTGTTGATCCATCTGTAAGTGCATCAGTAGTAACTCCAAGGTAATCTGTGTACTGCTGTAATTCCGAGATTAAATCACGGGCTCCCTGGTCCACGATGTCATACGCTGTCGACATACCGGGTAACTGAATTTTCTTAATATCTGGCATTTTAGTTTCCTCCTTTTTTAATATGTAAATATTAAGATGCCGTTTTCATCAACTGATGCAGACATTTCATTAATGCCTAAATCAGATGTTGACATATTTCCTTGAACGGTATTACCGTTTATTTGAGGTAGATTATCTAAATCATTGTAGTTAGTAGTGCCACCTCCGCCTCCACCACCTTTTTTAATTAAGGCTAGGAGTTCATCATTTGTTAAAATACCTTTATCTGCCATAGTCTAGCCCTCTTAAATCCAATTCCAAGTTCCATCGGATTTTCTAAATGCTACATCTGCATCTGCTGTTACTACAACACTACCAAATTCAATTCCCATTCCTTTAGGAAATCCAATTATATTATCAGTAGATGTAGTTGCAACTTCATCTTTAGTATCAGAGAATATAGATACAAGAACTGTCTTATTATCGGCATCAGTATTCTGTATCTGCTTTACCTTCATCATTTGTAATCATCCTCCTCCTTGTGTCTGTTAGCAAAGCTAGTCTGCATAGTAAGTTCTTCTTCCATTGACTGCTTATTTTCATTGTCAATCTGTTGTAATGCTTCTCTAGCCTGTCGTTCTGTCTCACCAAAGTACCACATTCTAACTTCAAGTTTAGAAGCAAGTCCGTTCTGCATCAATGTAATACGTTTGTTGATTTCTGCATCTATATCAACAATAATGGAATCATCCCATTCAAAGTTCACATCATATTCACCACTCTTTGTAATCTCATACAAATCACAGTAGGTATTCATGATATATATAACTTCTTTAAGACAATCTTCCATCGCTGCTTGTATATCAGCATTGGCTTGGTAAGATCTCTGTTTCATTATTTTAATTTCAGTAGCCGTTCTTGCTTCCTGAGTTGCATCTGATAATGTACCACGGCTCATTGCACATACATCTTCTATTCTCATTAGGATAGTATTAAGTCCTTCACCAAATGATGCATCTCTTAATGGAGGAGCAAATGGATGATAAGTATCACCTTCTGTACTCAAATCTACTTTACGGAAAAGTCTTTCCTGAGTATGTGTCATTCTTTCATGAGGAAGACCATCTGCGCCTAATTCAGTCTTCATAGCATCACGGTCAATGTCAATAGCCATCTCACCTGCTTCGTATTCCCAAAGCAATCTACTATATTGCATATCAGCGTCTTTAATAAGTGATACCGCCCTACTAAAGCCGGATACTCCAAGAGGAGATGTTGTATCTATTGTATTAGCCTCTGGCATTTTAAAATAAGCAAATAAAGGCTGAGTCACGTTCTTAATAACTGTCTTTTCCTGTAACTCTGACCACTCAGGTACTTCTGACAAAGGTATTTCTTTTCCTAAATCAATGCTATAATCTGTTATGCCATTATTATTAGTCTTAAATGCTTTATTAATAACAGTAACCGTATTGTTCTGCCATTTATGATATTCAAGTCTTCTATATATAGTATTCTTATCAGCCTTTGTCTGTATAAATGCTGCTTCTGTTATTTTACCACTAGCATTAAAGGCTAAAGGATAAAAAGCATCTGCCTGTATAAAGTCAAACTCAATGTCCATTGTGGTATCTGCGTCTTTAGCCTCGTTCTTTACCAAATAAGGTTTAATAACAAGTCCACCTTTAGCAATACCATATTCCATCTGAGTTCTTAAATGCTTCTTGAGTTTTTCATACTGCGCATTAAGGTAGTCAGCTCTTTCGCTAGTTGATTTAGGAACTTCTTTTATAATAGTTTTAGGTTCCATGGTAGGAATAAGATTACCAAATTCATCTTCCTCTTCTAAACCTTTGAAGTCAGGATTTGGTACTTCCTTCTCTTCTACCGGAACTGTTATTTCACTATTGAACTCAATGAGAGCTGTCCGTGCTTTCTCACTTGCTATCATAGCAGGCAAGCCAAGACTGACAACTCTCGTATGATCATCGTTTGATGGTTCATGTACCCATTCTGGAATACCTTTATACATAGCATCCCATAATGCAATTGCATTCTCCATCTGTGTAGATATAACCGGTGCTACGTTTAATGCCGATTCGATTGTTTTACCGCCTAACATCTTCTGTAGCACCTCCTTTAATTTGTTTATTAAAGCTGACCATAATGTCATACTCCTATCCTCACTCTTATATTATAACATGAAAAATATATATTGTATATAACCAATCTGGGAATCTACAATATGTTGTATTATTTTAGTTTTTCTTCTAATTCCCTTAATAGTTTATACTCGTCCCAATATACTGCCATTATCTGTTTACTATCTTCTATCCTATCTGCATTTATCAAACTTCCACCAACAAGATGATCTATATGATTCACTATATTAGGTTTTAAATTAAGTATTAAATCTGTATAGTATATTAGTACATATTGTCTGAATAAATAATCAATACCCTTATTCTGCCATATGGTAGTGAAGTATTCTCTCTGTGTTCTTTCTGAATAATACCAATTAATAAATCCTCTGCTTACCTCATTTGGTATCCTTATACACGGAAATGAATACCACATATATTTAGGTTCTACATATCCATATATTTTATCTAAATCATATGTATTGCAAAACCCACAAACAATTCCGTCATTATAATATTCTGTTAATTCCTTAAATCGTTTGCTTATTATTATATCATCTTGTAGATGCCAAGTTCCATCTCCATTTAAATGATTAAAACTACTTATATATGATCTTAAACAACCTGCATTGGCTATATCATTTGATATTATTATATCCGATATTTTAATTCCTTGTTCTAACATACTTGGTATCAAGAATTGGTCTACATACCACTTCCTTTTTGGACAAGTATGTATCATATAATTCACTATTTCTTTTCCTTTATAAATCTATAACCATAGGACTTTGCATTTTTGGTTAACCACTTTTCCATTTCGGTAGCTACTTTCTTATCTAGTTCTTCTATCATCTTTTGTCTTTCAGGACTACCATATTCTGTCTTTCTTCGTATCTCTGCTAATGCTTCATTATTATATATCTTTGAGTACGCTTCTCTATAAGCAGGTCCTATTTTCTTGGGTTCAAATTTACGTTCCAATTCGCCGGTTGATTCATTATATTCCCATTCGTTAGATGTTCTTGGCTGTTCCCTTATGATGGTATAATTAATACCATTTGGTAATACTGCTCTTTCTGAATGATTTTCTAATTCTTCAAACCCTTCTATATCCTCGGGACTGAATATGGTGTTTTCAGGATGATTATGTGTAGAGTTTATTTCTTCGTCACGCCATATACGTTGCTCAATTTCTCTATTAAACTTAATTGAATTCTCCCAATCATTTTCTCCACCAAAACTGATAGCATCCTCGTTACCTTCTACTTCCATCAGAAGATTTCCGTCTTTATCAAAGAATCCACATTTTTCAATCTTACCATCTCTTATACTATCTTCCCATTCTCTTTGATTATCTGATATATTAACTGAATTATATGTTTTAGGGCCATTAGATTTTTCTATAGTAGTATCTTTATCAAATATAGGAACATGATGTCCATTGACAGTGATCCAACCAATAGGTTCTCTTTTCATAATTAACTCCTTTTCTTATAAGCCCATCTCTTATATTCATCTGATAATGTAGCATCATCAACTCTCATTATCTCAGCCGTTTTTGTATTATAATATTTTAACATATTGCTAACATTACCATATTTTCCAGATTGTGCATCTACTATGGTTGTCTTTCCATTTTCATTTACTACATTAACAACATGTTTACCACCTTTGTGATATAAGAATAATAATGCTCTACTTTTTGGTCCAAAATCTTCCATCATGTCATTGATACGTTTGATAGCAAGGTCTCTCTTATCTGCACCGACTTCCCATATATCATGTTTTCTATCAAATGCTTCTGCTATTCTATGTTCATTTGTTTTGTCATTAGTATCAGGATCTCCAAATTTAAAAGGATTAGCTTCTACATCTTCACCTTTCATAGCTGCTTCAAAAGCTAAAGCACAACTGACACAATTATGATTATATCCTTCTTTATCAAAAGCATTTGCGCCTTCTTTATAATTTGGATTTATTTGTTTGATTATAGTTGATATATCAGATGTTGTATCTTCATCAAATATTGGTATATGCTTTCCATTGACGGTTATCCAAGCAATAGGTTCATTATTAGCCATATTAATTTCCTTTCTTATTAGCATACTTCTCCATTGCATAACGTACTGCATCAATGGAGTGGTTGTTCTCATCTGGATATGCTGGTATAAAATTACCATCTCTATCCTGTTCATATTCATACTCTACGAATTCTTTATATGTTTCAGGACAATGTCTTTTATCTATGTATATATGACTTAATCCTTGTAACCATTTAATACCATATCTTACACTATCCGGACCTTTTGCTGCTTCTCTAACAAACCCACCATAAGCACGGAAGTCTGCTATTGATTTAGGCTCAGCGCTATCTGCTATTACTTGTTCGTCACGTCTTACTAACTTTTTCTCATCATATATGATATCAAAGATTTCTTTATTCCTTGTCTGTTTACAACTAAACTCACGGAATATATATAAGTCACGTCTAGTGTTGTCAAAGTGACATCTAACAAACCTAAACGGGTCTATTGCAAAGCCCCAGTCAATACCATTGTATATCTTATCAAAGGTTTCCCACATAGGAATTTCTTTTAATGTCTTTCCTGCTGCGTCTTTTATCGCTACCATTTGATCTGTATCAATATCAACAACATTAGGAAATACATCACCACCTGTTCCTATTGCCTGTCCAAGATACTCATGTATATAGGCACGTTCGTTCATTTCTTTGAGCCTTTCGGCTTCCTCTATGAACTGGTCACCTAACCAATCAACAGGTACGTCACGGTAGTCATTTCTTACCACCAATGTATCGTCTTGTCTATATACCTCACAATCGTCAGTGTACTCATTAGCCCAATTATTCTTTGATATAGGCGGGTTGAAAGTACGAAAGTCCCAAAACCTATCGCCACCACGCATGGTTGACTGTGTTACTTTACGGAGTTCATTCTCACCACTATATTGGTCTAACTCCTCAAACCATGTAATACCTATATAGCCAAATGGTAACTTGATTGACTTTACCTTATTAGGATCGTCTAGTCCCATAAAGATAATCTGTTGTCCTGTTTGTTTAAATATGATAGGACTTGCAAATGTCTTTGGTATTTTAAACGCATCCTCTAACCCGAGCTTATATATACCCCATACCATCTGTGCAAAGATACTTTTCTGTACTGTATTACCTATCTTTCTAAAGCATGTTGCATGTATGTCAGGATAGGCTGCTATTAATAGTGGTATAGCTTCGCTTACGAATGACGACTTTGTACTACCACGTCCTCCGGGAAATATATAATGAACGTGTTCATGGTTCATTATGTCTCTCAATACCGGTACATACCTTGGTATTACTATCTCACTGACTTTGGTGTTTATTGTCATTTAACCAACTTCTCCCAGCACTTACTATCACAAATACCACTACTTGCTAATCCATTGTCTATACGGAACTTCTTTACGGCTACAAAGGTTTCATTACCAAAGTCACCATCTGCTCCATACCTTGGTAGCTTATACCCTCTGTTAATAAGCAGCATCTGTAGCATTCTTACATTGCTATTATTATCGCCCATCACACAAGTAGCCGGTAAGTCATATTTAGGTTTACCGTACCCTGCTATGTTCTTATAGTTCAATGCGTACTTCTTTTTAGCTACACACCCACCATTGCTTACCAATAAACCTTTGTCACTTGTATTACCTTCTATGGTATACACATACCGCTTATCTACTTTATACACTAATCCGGTATGACATATTCTCTGTGCGTTCTTGAAGAATATTTGGTCACCTGGTAAAGGATTCTTATCTGACCATCCACCTTTTGCTTTGTACATATTAGCACTTGCTACGGTGTAGTCATCAAAGTTACCACCTAACAAACTCTTAGCAGTTGCCACACCATATGCCTGGTAGAAACACCAATCAACAAAACTGTCACACCAAAAACTAAACTGATCCATCGTTACCGGGTATATTCTGTGCATTTCGAAACCATACTTGGTTATGTTGTCCTTACCTGCACCATCTACTTTCTTATACAAGATGCTATTATCGGCATTATAGGCTACCTTGGATTTCTCCATGTAGCCCACTTCCTTCTCCGCTATTACAATCACTGTATCCGGTGTTGTCATATTCTTATTACCACCTCTCCTATTTCGTCATTTACTTCTACTTCCTTTATATCGTATGTCCTATCCTCCCATATATCATAGCATATAACGGTGGTATCGCTGTCAAATCCGTACTGTTCTTTGATGCGCTGTAAATATAATATGAGTTCGTCTAAATTCACGTATAGTCCTCCATACAATGTCTTACCACGTTTAGTATTATAATCATTACCACGATACTAATTATTAGGATTATCCATTTTCTTAATCTCATTTACCACACCCTCAATTATCGTATCAATCTGTTCTAATGTAAGTTCTATTTTGAGTGAGGTAAGGATAAATGCCTGTACTTGGTTTACCACATATTCTTTCTTTTCTTTCCACTCTTCTGGTGTATATATCTGGTTAGCACATCTTACCGCTATTTTAACAAACTCGATAAGTCTGTCCCAATCGCCTGCTGTTGTCTTTGACTTGATAAATGGTATAACATAAGCACTTACCAATGCTCCTGCTATACTAATGATTGCTAATATAATGGTTGTTAATAATTCTCCGTTCATACTGTCCTCCTAATTCCACCAATAAAATCCACTCCATGATGTAGCTCTATAAAATTTAGGTGTACCATATATGGCTTTACTACCTTCGCTTTTCTTCTTTAACTTCTTCACCACCCTATCCCATTCTTCTGCTAACTGCGCATCACTTAACATGGTAAGACTGTTTTCATATTCCTTCATCTTCTTCTGCTGTGCAGTCATTGGCATCAGTGCTTGTATCATCATCTTGTGTTTCTTCCTTATTATATATATTTGCATATCGCTTTTTAATATACCATATACCAAATGCGATAAATGCTTCACTACCTAATACACTAAATACACAAGTTACCAGCGTATCCGGGATTGCTTGGTAAATACAAAAGATGGTTACCATGGTGATAACAAAAACTGCTAGGAATGCTGCGCAACCTAACAGTATCTTATCTATGGTATTTAATTTACTCCCATTCGAGTTTGATTTTAATTTCATTGTCCGTCCTACCATCCAATCTATTTTCTATGTCTGTGGTACGTTTAGCAAGTTCATTTGCAGCCTTTAATCTATCGGACAAACTAGGGTCTAGGTTGAACTGATCTTTCACTTCTCCATTCATTACCTTGGTGAAAAACTCCATTACTTCAGCGCCTGTAGCTATGCGCCTTTTCGTGTCATCATGCCGCAGGTCGTAGATTTTATCCTTGATACCCTGTTTGGTGAGGAGCGTACTTCCTTGGTTCGTCGCCGTCCTCTCACTATAACCAGCTTTTATCGCAGCCTGTCTTGCTACACCACATTCTACAAAGGCTACACAAAAATCTAATTGTCTTTGTGTCAATCCATATTTAGTATCTACTATTGTTTGATCTTGTCTTGCCATAACTTATTTTTCTAGTCATTAACCATGATAATCTTAATACTGATCATCTAACCTCTTTTTTAACTTCTTTAATTCATCTCTTACCGCATTTAATTCTTTTTCTTCTGCTTCTGTTACACCGCCTTTCTTTAAAGAAGTTATTTTCTTTAATTCTGCATTTACCTGTCTTGTTAATGCTTCACTATGTTGTGGTGTTAATTTCTCTTTTTCTAATCTTTTTAATCTATCTTTTGTATCAACTACATCTCTTAATCTTGACGATATATTATCACCATGAAGTAAGGTTGATTTTTTCACACCTACTTCTTTATCTCCTATCTTAATAGATTTATTTCGTGTATTACCAATATCTACCTTACCATCAAGATTACCAGCTAAATCACTATCCGTTATGATATAAGTATAACCATCATATCCCATAAACGAATGCGCATCGCCATGACTTTTGAAATGATATTCACCACCTAAATCTTCACCAAGTGGTTCATTCTTAATACTGTTTAAGTAAAATGCTTTAATAGGTGTTTTTCTACCATTAAATCCTTTTATATTATAATCCTGACCTTGTACATAAGTATCTGACACATAACGTTCACCTATCTCTGCATCATCTTTAGATGTTTTTGATGCGTTGATATCTTTTATGAGATTATCTTTTCCTTCTGAAGACATATTTTCATCATTTTTTATCTTATTTATTACCGCCTTCTTTTTATCTGTTTCTTTCTTTTCTTCTTCTAACTGCTTATCTGTCTTAACACCTTTGGTGACATTTTTATATTCAGGATCGCTATATTCTTCTAACTCAGCTTCAAAACTACCTTCTTCAGACTTTTTACTTATATCAATATCATTACCATCTTCATCAAAAGCTTGATAATCTTCATAAGTACCTTTTTCACGCTGTTCGTCTATCCATTTTCTTGCTTCTTCTTCATTATCAAACTCTTTCTTATTAACAAATGATGGATTACCATCTTTATCAAGTGCTTCTGCTCTAACTCTTACTTTCTTACCTGATGATACAGTTTGTTCTTTACCAGTCATGAAGCCACCCAAACTACCATCTTCAAATACCGGTACCCTATTACCATTAATCGTTATCCAATTCACCGGTTCCCTATCATACTTTTTCTTCTTTGCCATACTGTCCTCCATTATTAAGAAAACTACCAATCTACCTTATATGTATAGGGTACAATCACTTGCCGTTCTATACTTATATTCATATAAAAATATGAACATTCTATGTGTTGTTAATTATCTATAGGAGAATTTTTTCTTTTCGACGATTTGGTAGATTGGTAGTTTTTCTTTTCCTGTTTATCATAATACTTTTGTTTTGCCTCGTTCCAAATCTCGTTATCCGTAGGTATCTCCCAACCATTTAATTCAAACCAATAATCTCTTAACCATAATAATATCTGTATATCCGAAGCAGAACTAAATAACTCTATATTAACTATCTTATCCTTTTCTTCATTATATACAGCCTGCTTTATTATGATTATTTCTTTTACAGACTTCGTTTCTTTACTATAAAACTGAGTTTTATTGATAAGTATTTTCTTATCAAATGTTAGGTTTATAGCTCTTTGAAGTTTTTTAATCGTTGGCATGAATTGTTTAGCCATCTATCTTCTACGACGTCTCCTATTCCCGCGCTTCTTCACTTTCGTTACACTCTGTCTCGCTCTCGCCATTATAACCACCTTCAGTGATAATCATCTGTTTCATATTATCACTGTCCTCAATCTCATCTATCCATTGTTCGTAAAAAGCGGTTTCTTCTATTGGTAGACTTATATACCATATAAATACACCAATAGTTCCAAACCATAGTATTAAGACTATTATAAACGCAATAAACCACCTTCTACTAGAGTTCTTTAATTCTAATATAAGCTGGTATGCTAAACTGTGATCTTCTATATTTGTATCAGGCTTGATCTCTATCATAAGTTCACTCCTACTCCTTTATTATATAACGAAATACCTTATAAGTAAACTATCTAGAACAATCTATGCTTCTGTTCTGTTCTCATCTTTTTCTCACAGATAAACCCGTATCCCATCTTTCTGGTATGTGGACTTCTTAGCTTTCTACCACATCTGAGACAATACTCATGTTCTTTCGTTTCTATATCAATAGTATCAACAACCACAGTTCTTTTGGTATTCATATGGACTATCATTACTCTCTCCTTTCGTCTCAATATAATCAAAATAGCTTCGCACTGTTATATCATTAAATGCTTCATTTGGTGTTTTGTTATGTCTTAATGACTTACAGTATTTATCTACATACTCTTTAAAATCTTTATTCTGTTCATACATATTATGATATTTATCTGTCATATTATTCCTCACTTTCCCAATGTCACATCTGACAAAGCATAACGAAATTTTGCATAATCTATTTCTGCCTTTAATTTCTTTAATTGTTCTTCGTTATCTTCTTTTATCTGCTTTTCTATTTTCCCTATTCTTTCAGACAAATCGTTTAATCTATTATTGAATATAACCATTTGTTTTATATAATTCGGTTCATCCTGTCCATCCATCCTATCAGTATTCTCATGCCGTATGTCTTTATAATATTCATCCGTACAAAGAACATAAGGTATTTGGTCTATATAGACCTTAACTGGCTCGTCGTTAGATAGACTCCAAATTTCTGCACTGCTTAAAACAATAAACTTAGTCATTCCTATCCCTCACTTTCCTGTGGCTCTACCATTCTGCAACCGCACTCGGAGCAATACTTATCTTCCCAATTATCTGAATATTGTGTGGCTATATCGTTTCCACACTCGGAACAAGTAAAGTGATAATTGCCGTAACAATCTCGGCTTTTTATCCAATGCCCTGTCTTTGGCTCTTGCTGAACCGTATCTTGATACTGTACTAATGCGACAAAATCTCTGTGAGTAAATTTCGTATAATCTCTCTTGTATAAATCCTCAAGTAACTCCTGTCTACTTATCGCATCTTCGCAAGGCTCTTGCTCTAGTGCTTGTATTGCCATTTCAAGTGCTTCGTTTTCCTCATCCTCAAATCTGTCAACATAACTGCATTCCAATAACCATTTTAAGTTTTCTATTGCTTCTTCTCTTGTCATTCTTCTGTCTCACTTTCCGACATTCTTTGCAAGGCATCATCATAACCTTTTCTATATGCCTTTTCTAATGCACTTGCATTTTGTGTAGCCGTTACCCATTTTTCCGTCACGTCTACGCCATACAACGTATAATTAACTGCATGAAGATACGCTGTTGCTATTACCATAGGTGGCATCTTTGATAATTCATCTATTAACTGTTTGTTTTGGTATTCTTGTATCTGTTTTTCTTTTCTCATGTTTCCTCACCTTCCTTATCTGCTTCTATGATCGTTGGCGTAATCCCTTCGACTTGTGGGTAATACATAGTGGGTATATCTGCTTCTATGACTGTTGGTGCATCTTCAATTCTCTCCCTAACCCACGCAAGATGTTCGCCTAATCTCATCTGCTCGTCCGTTTGAATATCTAAAAACAATTCATCGGCATCAATCAACTTTCCGTGTCCTTTTGGAAGTGGTATGCCTTTACGGATTGACTTTGCTATAGCAAATAAATCATCATTTACAATCGCATAATCTTCCGTAACGTTATCAAACAATCGTGTAAAAACATTTTCGTCTATATCAATTACTATCTGCATATCTATTCCTCACTTTCCTGTGGCTCTTGACTCTTTGTGACTTCACATTCATCACATACTATACCGTTCATCACTTATCCTTTGTAATCCATCGCTTAAACTCTGCTTGACTTTTTCAATTTCCTCAAGCACCTTTTGGGCGTGTTCTTTGCCCCCATTCATTCGCCACTCATATGACTTTTTGAGCATGTCAACTTCCATGTCCAAATTCTTAACGAGGTGGTCGATGTTGTATATAACATAATCTTCGCATCGCATCTTTATAAAGCCGTC